TCCCGACCGCCAGAAATAGAGCCAGGATCGACCCGGCGGACGACCCGGATATCTCCTTGACGTCCACGAGATCGGATTCCATCGCCTTGAGACGGCCGATCATGGAGAATATACCCATGCACGCCGGTCCCAACACGAGATATTTCATCTGCCTCCTACCTAGTAGAACTGAGGAAATTGACGACGCAAAAGCGCGAAGACGATCGCGTAGACGATCGAGTGGGTGAGTGCGGAAGTCACACTCGTCTGCCCCGACTGGAACACACCCTTGCTCCCCGGCGGTAAAGTAAGGAGAGCACCGGGGCTGAGCACCAGGAACAGAGACGTGCTGACGAGGAGATCGGTCTTGGTCAGGACGAGGCCCATGGCCTTCGCGATCATGCTGTACACGACAAAGAACACGAGTGCGTGGAAAAACACCGCGTGCGTGTTCGTCTTTTGGTTTGCGAACGAAAGCTTTTCCCCGTTGGTCGTGATGAGAACACCGGGGCTGAGCGTTAAAAAAAGAGCGGCTGGGATGGCGACGCGTTGAGCGGTGAGGTTCGGTAACATTTAATATACATCCATATAATTTTTACACAGGTTTAGAAAGCTATTAAACGTCGCCCCTCGCATCACCCTCTCGTGCAGACCGTTGTCGTCGACCACGCGCCTGACATGTTTCCACACGTGCGCGAGTCTCTCTTCGAACCACGCCGTCTGCTCCTGATACTCCCACGTCACCCGCGGTACAGTATCGGCGTCGTGTTCCATGTGACAAAACTCCACGAAATCCACGAACCGTCCTGAGTGATGGATTCCTGCGTCGTAAAGGAGAAGTTCAATGGTATGCCACATTCGAGTGAGTTCATCTGAGTATTCGACTTCCCAATCTTCGATATTCAGAGGAGCGTCTTCGCGGGAGACATCTTCGTCACTGCCGTCAGCGTCTAATCCGGTGTTGGCCTCCCACACGTACTGACTCCACACCATTATACATCTTTAGGGGGCTTCTCTTTTATGCCTGTCAGAGAGAGACTCGTCGACTCCTTCGTCTGCAGGTTATCCTTGATGGCGTTTAAAGCTCCTTCGACCTTGGCCTCGTCGCCGGAGAAGAAGGACATGAGACCGGCGGAGATGGCCTCCTTGTTCATGGTACCCTTGCGCACGGATTTGCGCAGGTTGATTTTACCTTTCCTGAGGTTGATGGTATCAATGCCCTGATCGACCATGGCTTTCTTCACGCGCTCCTTGAGCCGCTTCTCTTCCTGGTTGAGGATCTTGATATCAGATTTCGCATCGGAAAGTTGCTTGGTGAGCTCCACCAACTTCGAGACGGTGTCGGAGAGATCGTTGGATACGTTAGTCATTTGATTACTACTACGCTCTAATCTTTAAGTTGTTAGGCGCAGAGACCGCGCTGCATGAGATCAGGGACGATGGTGGAGTTGTTCCACACGAAGGGCTCCTTGGGGTTAGGAGGGTCCTTGCGGATCTGCTGGTTGGCGTTGCGAAGCGCGCCGCCGACGGTCTCGGGGAAACCGATCTGCTGGCGGGGATCGAGGAAGTTCTGACCCGCGAGGACGTCCTCTGGGGCAAACTGACCGAAATCCTCCTCGGAGGCGATCTCACGGGGGAGAAGAGAGGAGGCGAGGCCGGTGCCCTGGCTCATGCCGGCAGAGGGACCCGCGGCGGGACCCACGGAGGGACCGATGGACGCGTACTCGCGCTCGGAAATGGTGTAAGAAGATTTGGAGTTGAGATTGCAGAGGAGGAAGACGAGTGCGGCCACGGCGATCAACATCATAATCGATTGGTTACGACCCTTGAACATCTTTGTTATATATTAACAATTTATTTTTTACTGGTCCTCGTCATCGACAAAAGCGTAGTCGTCTGGGTATGTGTCGAGGATCGGCTCGGGGTGGAGCCTGACCTGGACGAGATTCCATGTGGCGGCAAAATTTTTCTTGGCGAACCAGATCCCCGAGAATTCGAGGATGACGTCGCACGACCTGTCCTTCTGGAGAGATTCGATGTCGACCGCCTGCTGCTTGGCGTCAAAAATCTTGGTCGCGTCGATGCGCTCGCACTCGATCCTATTATCCGGCGACGCGCTGGAAGTGTACGCCGCCCTGATGACAGTCTCGGACAATTCCTTGCCGAACCATTCGGCCGAGTGCTCGATCGCGGCGTCGACGTTCTGTGTGTCGATCATGCTCACCTTCCCGGAGTTGATGTCCGAGACGAGGTCGAGGAAGATCTCATCACCGACATCGGAGATCTTGACGCCGTTGAGCTGGATGAGTACCTTGCGTTTGGTATCGTTGCGAGCCTTCACGAAGCGGAGGCCGTCGTCGTTCTTGCTGATAGTATCGAAAATCATCTTATTGTACTGTACCCACGGCTCATCTTTTTAAGCCAACGAAAGGGATGGCAGCCGCCTTGTTTATGATCGCGTTCGACACCCACTTGTTTCTCCTGGGTTTGTGACCGTACAGTGTCCTGCGCACGTTGATTTTCTTTGGCAATTTCTTTCCCTTCTTCGGCCTGAGGTTTACCTCGTTTTTCACGTAAGAGTTGTCGATCACATTTTTCCATCTCAGCGTTTTCAAATTGAACTCCTTGTTCCCCGACGACTTTCGGTACCCTCGGACCTTGACGTCACTGGACGTCGTCCTCAGACCGTGTACGAAATGCCTCGAAAGCCGTTCCTTCGACGGGGTCGTCGTGTACTTTTTGTACTTGTACGGGTCGATCTTCGCGGCTTTGCGCATGGACACGCGGCCGTCTTTTTTCGTCGCCGGTCGCCTCCTGGTGATTTTAGTGCGAACGCGTTTGAAAATAGCCTCGATCGAATCGTCGTTCTTCACACCCTTGACGAAAAGCTTGGAGAGTTTCAACAGGCGTTGGCGATCCTTCTCTTTCTTCTCCGGGCGCAATTTCAATTTGTGCATGAGGTAAATGTCTTCAACGAGAAACTCCTTACTGGCGATGAAAACTTTCCTGTCGGTGACCGTCTTACCGGTGTCCAGGTTGCGATACTTGACACCCCTCTGACGCGAAAGGACCACCTCGTACCCGAACTCCTTGGGTCGCATGAACGGGATGTCTAGGATCCCGCCTATCCTCTTGCCTTCGACCTTACCCGTCTTCGTGGAGAGGTACTTGACGCGGTTCAAGTCCAGTGCGAAGAGCTCGACGTCGATGAACACGTCACCCGCGCTCGGTGTATCGTCCTTCCGGATCTTTTTCTTCTTGATCAGGACGAACCGCCTCGTCACCCACGGACCCTTGGGTTCGAAACCTATACCCAGGAAATTGAAGATCTTGGCGTGTTTGCGCCGCATGGACTGGATTCGCCGTTTGACCTGAGTGTCGAGGCGTTTCGCCACCTGGCCGATTTTGTCCCACATGATCAGTTTCGTACCCTGGAGTTTACCAAAAAACTTGGGACTCACGGACATGCGCGGGACGAACTTCGCGTCTATGTCACTGGTCACGACCCTGTCAGTCTTACACGCGTACATGTTGAAAGCCTCACCACCGGAGATGACCAGATCACCGCTCGTCGCCATGTGACTCGAGATTTCACCCACGGCTTTTAGGATGATATCCCGTATGCTGTCGGTGATGAGGACGTACATGAATTTTTCATACGTCTTTGACGCGTGCTTCGACCTGACCCGGGCCCTGAACTTCTTCTGCAGACCCTTATCGAAGTACTCCTTGAGCTTCGCGTCCCTGAAGAATAGGTGTTCGTGTATGAACCTGTCCCTGGCGGACTTGCAATAGATGACTTCGTCCATTATTATATTGGGATATATTAATATGGTCTGCACGGTGATCGACGAGTGCAGATGTTACCAGCTCAGGGGTAACCCTAACCAATTCTGCGGGGTGCGCAGGGGGGACCGGGTGTTGCGGTGCCCGGAGGATTGCTGCGCAGGCGGGTGCGTCTCAGACGGTTCGAGACCCCCGTTCAGGTACATCGACGTACCTGACATCATCGACACAGAACCTCTCAAGACGATGGACCGAGACGTCGCGATGAACCACATATTACGTGTGTTCATATGCATGTGTGTCGTGCTCATTTTTGACTTAAAGATTAGGGGTCTAAGAAAGGTATAAGATGTCCCTCGAATCCATTCAGACCGAACTTTCCGCCCTCCGCGTCGATGTTAAGAACCTCGCCAAGCTGGTTCGCAAGATCAGGAGCACCCAGGATGACCCCGACGGCGAGAAGGCGAAGAAGCGCGCGGAGAACAACGGCTTCAACCGCAAGCAGGAGATCACCCCCGCGCTTCGCGCTTTCCTCGAACTGCCCGACGGTGAACTCGTCTCCCGCTCCGAGGTGACGAAGAGCGTCAACAAGTACATCACCGAAAAGGGTCTCAAGCACCCCGAGAACGGCCGCCAGATCATCATGGACGACAAGCTCAAGGAACTCCTCGCCCCGCCCGAAGGCGTGGTCGTCACCTACCTCAACCTCCAGAAGTACCTCTCCCCTCACTACGTGAAGAAGGCTTAAAAAAATAACGTTACATAGTATTAATAAGAAATGATCGATAAAGCTCAAATCGAGCAAGTTGTTGGTACAAAGATTAAGAATCTATCCTTGTACCAAAGAGCTTTCACTCATAAATCGGCGTTGAAAGAAAATGAACACCTGACCGAATCGTTCGAAACCCTAGAATTCATCGGCGATTCGGTCCTCGGATTCGTGATTACAAAATACCTCTTCGATCGGTATGAAAACAAACAGGAAGGGTTCCTCACGAAGGCGCGTACCAAGCTCGTTCGTGGCGAAACACTGGCGCACATAGCCAATCATCTGGGCCTGGGCAAGTACGTCATCATGGACGAGAAGGGTATGCGTAATAACTGGAACACCAACGTGAAAATCCTCGAGGATGTTTTCGAGGCTCTCGTCGGCGCCTTGTATATGGATATCGGTCTTATCCACGCGAAAGAGTTTATCCTTCGGTTGTACCAGGACCCGGAGGTCATCGACATGGGAACCATCATGATCGACGATAACTTCAAGGATCATCTCATGCGATATTGTCAGGTAAACAACTGGGAACTGCCGGATTACAGAGTCTCAGGGCACCACGAGGGGATTTTCTACATAGATATTTACGTCCAAAATTCATTTTTCGCTCGGGGTGCGGCGCGGTCGAAAAAGCAGGCGGAACAAAATGCCGCGCGAAATTATTTTCAGGCACTGAGCACGTACCGGAGTTACGATTTTAGTTAAAGAGTAGAGTGCATGACAATGTAAGAAGATGCACCCCAACGTGAAAGCCCTGATCGAGCGCGAGTACGCCGCGCAAAAGTCCGAAGAATGGCTCAAGCTGCGCGGTCACATGTTGACCGCGTCGGACGCGGCGACCGCCATCGGCAAGAACCCGTACGAAACACCCCATAAACTCCTGTTAAAAAAGTGCGGCCTCGGCGAAAAGTTCATGGGGAACGCGGCGACGAAACACGGCGAAAAATACGAGGACGAAGCCAGAATCATATACGAAGAGCGACACGGAGAGGTCGTCCATGAGATTGGCTTGGTCCCCCACCCCGTCCACACCTGGCTCGGCGGGAGCCCCGACGGTGTCTCCGAGAGCGGAAAATTGGTCGAGATCAAGTGCCCGCCGCAGCGCAAGATCATACCGGGTGAGGTGCCGGAACACTACATGCCGCAACTTCAGCTGTGCATGGAGATCCTCGATCTTGAGGAGGCGGATTTTATTCAATATAAACCGGCCGAAACGAATTGGCCGCTCCCCGAAGAATTTGATGTCGTCAACGTGAAACGTGATCGCGCGTGGTTCGAAAAGTACCGACCGATCATGCGGATAATTTGGGACCGAGTTATATATTACCGGGAACATATCGATGAATTGAAAATTTTGGATGAAGAAATGAAACCTAAGCGAGCCCCTAGAAAGAAAAAAGAGAAGCCTCCGATCACGTGCGAAATTCTCGAATTACCCGACGAGGACCCGTACGAAGATGACTGACGATCAGTATAAATTAGGAACCGCCGAATTAAATGGAAGATTATTTATACCGTACCAAAGAGACGGCGTCCAATGGATGCTTAAACAAGAAAACCGCGTCAACGGACCGAAAGGTGGATTTTTATGCGATGAGATGGGGCTGGGTAAGACGGTCCAGCTGATCACGGTAATGCTCGCTAACCCGAAACAGCGGACTTTACTCATCGTACCCAAATCGATCATCGCGCAATGGGTCCAGGAAATCAAGCGGTTCGCGCCCAGCTTAACGGTGCAGGTCTTCGACGGCCCTAAGCGCAAGCTCGACGAAGAGCTCCTGGTCGACCGGGAAAAGCGGACGGTGACGATCGCGCCGTATTCCGTGCTCAGTTCCAAGGGTCGCAAACCGGAAGCGAAAACGCCGCTCCATTTTCCACGTTGGGATCGAATTATCCTCGACGAGGCCCATGAGATCAGGAATAAACGGTCGAAAATTTACAAAAACACGTGTCTCCTGAAAACGGAAATTCGGTGGATCGTCACCGGAACGCCGGTTTTCAACTCGATGGAGGATTTCGTGTCGCTGTGCACGTTTCTCGGTCTCGATCGGAATTTCGTGCTCGCGGAACAACGCAAGATCAAGGACGATTACATACTGAGAAGAACCAAGGAAGATCTCGCCGCGATTAACGAGCGGTTGCGACTCCCGCCGTGTACGTTCGAGAACATCGAGCTGGACATGTTCGAGGAGGAGAAATGCCTGTACGAGTTCGTGTTCCAGGACGCGCAGAACACTATCCAGGA